AACAGGTCCAAGTAATTGGAATGTCACATTCTTTTTATAGAAGTCAGAGTATCCATCTCTTCCTGTTACTGATTCGTGACCAAGTCTAATCCACTCAATTACTGCTTGAGCACCACTTGGTACGATTGGGTCATAAAGAGTAATATCTAAAGGTTGCCAAGAAGCCTTACCTTTAACATATCGCTTAACATTGATATGATTTAATTCAATCTCTTCAAATTCTATTGATGGTCTATTAGCCGCTCTAATTAAGAAACTTGGTACACCTTCGATTTCCATAATAAAACGATTTTTCGTTTTAGGTTCGAATGGTGTAAAAAATATTTCGTTAGCTCCAATCAAATCAGGCATCTGTTTTCTCCTGTTAATGTTTTAATGTTCTATTATAAATATATAGAAACTACAAAATCGTTTAAAAGAATCTATTTCTTTTTTCTTAGTTTTTTCTTAGTTTTATTTTCCAAGAAAAAAGGGGCTCTAAATCGAGCCCCTCAGTTCTATTGACCTCCCTTATTCCGGGAATGCCGCTCCTGTTGGCAGAACAACAAAGTCAAGTACAATAAACTCAGCAGTCCTTGTAGGCTGTACGAAGATTTGACCAACTAATTGGTTTCTATCTACTACTTCAGGAGTATTATTGGAATCATCCATTACTACTCTGAAAGCCGAAAGACCTGAACGTTGTTGTACACTTTCCATATATGGATTGACAATGTTCAAGAAACGATTTCTTGTTGCCGCAGTATTTTGTTCGAATACTAAGAATCTTGAAGAAGATGCAATAAACTTCTTTAAGTTAATTAACAATCTACGAACATTAACTCTGTCAAGAGCAGATGGTCTTGATTGTAGAGTTTTCTGACCAAATGCTACAATACCCTGTTGAGGGAAAGAAGCAATCGGATTAACTCTACCATCATACAATTCATCTCTGTCTGTATGTGTTAAGATTTTCTTAACATCCTGCGCTGCTATTAAACCACGATTTAGACCTGCTGGTGCAAACCATTCCTGGCCAATACTATCGTTATTAGCATAAGCACCTGCCATTACTACTGATGGTGGAACCCAAATCTGAGCACCGCCTCCTGGATTAAGTATTCTAACCCAAGGAAAGTAAGTAGCAACGTAATTGTTATCAACACCGGCTACATTAGATACAGCATTACTAACTGATGCACCCCAACGTGAACCATCCATAATATAGAAAGCATCTCCACGATTCTTAACTATACTCTTAGCGCTATTACTAACGGTATTGTGGTATTCGTGTATAATACCTGGTGTTAATATCATATTGATATCAATGAAGTCCGGGTCTTTAATTGTACCCAATGCTTGTTTGTAAGCAACTGAACCACTTGCGGTTGATGTTGAACAATCAAATCCCTGTTGGTTATTTGCTACAATGTCACCATTGAAGTATATGTTACGTGCCGGATTTTCTCCATCAAAGCCCCACTGCATAGGAACTTTAAATTTACGTTGATTTACGTTAGTTCCTGCACCCAAACTTAGTTTTGTAGTTTCATTAGCATATCCTGGGTCGCCACCTGCTGTTCCATTCATATCTTCAAGAGACATTGTTGCGTTGGAACCTACGGTTGCCGTAGCAGGTATAGGTGCTAAATAAGCTTGATTTAGTTTATTAGCAGTATTGAAATCAAATCCATAATACTTAGCAGGGTCAAAAGCACCATCAGTATCAGCTGATGCTATAATTGACGCGGCGGGTACCATCGTACCACCTGGTCCTGGATTTTCTACTGCCGCACAACCCATTGGTGCTGTAGATTTATTTACAGAAGGTAATAAACTATAATCACCTATACGAATAAGGTCAGACCTATTTCCATATAGACCATACTTTGTAATATTACCTTGCGCATCACATTGTTCAAATCCATCACCAATCTGATTAACAATATAGCTATTACTATCAGGGTCAAAACTTAAACCTGAAAAAGACTCTACTGCACTATAGCTGTTATTAGTTGCGTCATATTGAAAAACAACTAAATCAAACTGAGCATATCCTGGTGCTACATTTGAAGTTGCTGCGGCTTTAATATTTTGAATAGCTATATGATAATTTCTATTCATTTCACTACCATAGCCACGTGTGTAAACTCTAAATAGATTCTTTCTTGCAGTTCCAAACTTTTGTGATTGGATATATGGTGTTCTTGCTACAGAGTAAGAACTATTACCTGTCCAAGTTCCAGCATCTCCATTAGCACCAAAAGATTGTGAACCACCTGAAAAGTTAAGAGTGTGTAAAGAAGCTGATACTGAACCTGTTGCTGAATTTGTTGCTATAGAGACATCACCTGCTTCATTATAATTTTTATACACATATACTGCATTTTCAGTATCTCCCGCATCTCCTGCTACAGCAGATGTACTACCATCTACACGAAATCCTTCTATTTTCTGTACTGCAACATCTGAACCGGAAACAAAAACATTAATATCAGCTGATGCTGATGCTTGATTTGTTATTGCAAGTACGTGTGTTGCTATACCCGCATTACCGATTTTAGTTTGACTTAAATCTCCTGTTCCCGCACCTGCTTTATTAGACGGTGCTAAAGTTGCTAAAACTTTTCCTGCGTCAGTACCTGAACCAAGCGCAATATTTATTGCGTCTACTGAATATCCACCTATGCCTAATACTCTAACGATAGTTACACTTGGTGCACCATTATCAAGCATACGTTGTGCCGTAATACCTGCATAATATGGTTGTTTACCACCAATTGGTCCAAACTTCTTTGTGAAGTCAGAGACACTTGAAATTACCGTTGGAGTAAATGCAGGACCTCTCAGAGTAGGACCGACAATCGCCGCTCCAATCTCTGCTACACCCTGCGGCAAGAATGATAAATCTTTTTCCTCGGTAAATACACCGGGGCTTACAATTCTTTCTGCCATTTTATTCTCCTATGAAATAAGGTTATGTTAAACATTAATAAATAGTTGAGAAAAATCTCAAACGTTATACTTATAGTGTTATTTTTTCTCTACAGGTACAAAATTACCTGTCTTAGGGTCAAGTGTGCCTTCACCATACTTATCACTAAGTGATTTAACTAAATCACCCTCAGTAACTTGGTTCTTTTTCCATTCTTTTCTGATTTCAGCTTCTCTGTCTTGAATAGATTGTATTCTATCGTCTACTAAAATCTTTTGAACACTAAGATTACCTAATTCTGTTTGTAAAGAATTATAAGTGTCTGCAACTTTGTTTATTTGTTTTAGTTCTTCTTCTGAGAACTTTTTTTCGTTAGCCATTTGATTTCTCCTTAACTAATTCGTTATATGTTTGTACCCATTTGTCTTTATAGTGACCATTCCAAGTCGTATGCCAAGGACCACCACGTGTATAATGTATAGCTTTTGGGTCTACGCTATCATTATACCAACCTTCTAACCAATTGAAAGTTGCTGGTATCTCTCCTACACACTCATCACTTGTCCATTCAAATCTATGCAACCATTTTGCGTCTTTTGTGTTAATATTTTTAACATTTAATTTTTTAATATCAGGATGTGAACAATTAAACAACATTAAACTTGACCAATTTTTTCTTGGGTAATGTGTCTGTGCTTTTCCATCCATCTTTGTACTTTCAGGTGGTGTATAATTATGTTTTACGCACATAACAGAATATTTGCTATCATAATAATCTAATAATTCATTAACATCAGCTTGCCATAAAAAATCTGAATCACAAAACAATGCTAATCCTTTATAACCATTTAAATAAGGTGTTAGAAATCTGCTATAAACAAATTCTGTACTTGATAAATAGTCAGTTCCTCTCCAATATATCTGTTGTCTTCTTAACTCTGAAAGGATTATAGGTTCTACATCCACGTTTTTATTGTGTTTTTGTATAGAATACTTTGAAACTTGATAAGGAGGATTCACAATATCTGCGAAGTCTTCAGAATAATCTTGTCTACTATCATATCCTATATAAACTTTCATTTATTTAATCTTTTTGCTTTTTCGTTTTGTACTTCAACATATGAATCTCTATGCCACGCTGATATTTCACCTATTTCAATGTGTTTTGGTTGATTAATACACCACATAACAATATCAGCCATCTCTTTGTAAGTCAAACTTGATAAATCTGATTCAAGTAATCCTGGATTTACATCAATTATCTTACATTTCTTATCTGTATTAAATCTTAAATTATGTGATAGATGAGATAAAGATGCTTTTGAAGCAGAATACATAAATCCTTTAGATATATTATCGTACTTTGCTCTACTAATTATATTGACAATAGTTTTATCTTCATATTTCCACTGCTGAAATACTTCCATTAATAATCGGGTTTGGTCAAACATTGGATGTGCATTATTTATAAACAAATCAAAGTTATCTAATTCAAAAATAATTTTTGCTCGTCCATAATTGTCAGAAACATCATAATCATTACTTGATGAAAATCCTTTTACATCGTCAAAACGATTATATAACTCTTTCCCTAATCCTTTAGTGTGACCTGTTATCGCTACTTTCATAATACTCATTAATTAAGTTAAAACTCGGTTCTCCAAATAAGTCACCTTTTACTGAACACGTATTACACGGGCTGTGACTTCTATCTCCTACTGAAAGTCTATCACGAACTTTTTTCATCTCTTCACCCATCCAAACATCCATAACAGAACTTTCAATTAAATTACCTATTACTATTTCTCTACCCCAATCATTAGAACAAAATAAAACATCACCATTCCAATCTACAAACATTTTATAGTAAGGATAGTGACATTTTGTACCTTTTAAATTTTCAATATCATCTTCATCGAATCCTATCCAATCTATCATCCCACTTCTGTTATTTACAAATAATCCCCATTCATCTTGTGTATGATGCGCTCTTAATTTATAATTTTCTTTAGATATACCTGATTCTTCCATTATCTTAACAAAAGGCTCTATCTGTTCAAGTCCATCGTACAGATTTATGTACAACATATCCATACCACTTTTGTATATCTCTGTAACAGACTTTTTGTTTAAAAAATCACCATTTGTATTACACTCGAATACATTATTAGGCAATTCTTTTCTCATAGCCTGTACAATTTCATTAAATTCTTTATTTAAAAAGTTTTCTCCAAAACCACTAAATGATATTCTTCCAAAATACTCAAAATCTGCTAATCGTTTTGCTATTATACTCGCATCTTCTATAGTTGTGTTTAAATTTCTATTTGGATAAACTTCAGGGTCGTGTCGTGGACAAAAAACACATTTTCTATTACATAATTCAGTAAGATTCATCTCAACCGTTAAAATACTATGTAAAGGATTAGTAGTATCCTTAATTAATTGTAAATGTTTCTTCTCTTGGTCTTTTCTATATTGAAGAAAGCTGTGTTTATTATCAGGAATCATCTTTTGTGATGCCTTTATCCCATTGTTCATCACCTTTCAACCACCCATCGTATGCTATTACGTTATCTTTTAAATCAGATAATATATTCCAATTTAATTTTTTTTCTTTTTCTAATTTTTTCACAGCATCGTACTCTATATCTCTATTATGAGGGTGGTCACCTGTTTTAGCATCTCTTAATGGAAGATACCAACTAAACGGAATAGCGCCTGGACCGTCATTAGGTCGTTTTCTATAAACATCTGTTATTTTTCTAAAGAAATCAAATCCTATTATGTCTAAACTTTTATAAGTTTGTACTTTTCTTAGAAAATATAAAATAGTTATAAATCCTCCTGATGGTCTCATTCCGTTTTTAGGTCCTCTAACTCCATCACCGAATCCATCTAAATATTTAAACTCATCTAATAGTTCTATAAGTTCTACATCACAAAACATATCTATTTTCGGAACTTTCGGTATACTTTCTTCCCACGGAATTATAGCATCTACATTCAATAATTTAGTTCTTGCTCTATTAAGTAATATTAGAGTGTCTTTATATCTACCACTAACAAAATCTTCAGGATTATCAAAATAACAATCAAATCTAAATGAACCTGTAGCCCATATGTCACTTCTACTTCCAAGATGTTTGTAAAATTTTTTACCTCGTGAAATAGCCGCACCTAAATGAACAATAATATCAAAAGAATCTATGAAGTCACCATATTCATATTTCATCAGTTCTACAGAATTACCTACAATGATAACTCTTTTATCTTTTACAAGATTTTGAGTAGAGATTGATAGCACTAAACACCACCTACAGATTCTCGTTCAATATCATCGTGATTTAGTTCAGCCCAATAAAATTCATAACAAATAGTTTTTGCGTTTGCTTTAAAACTATGATATTCTCCTGGCTTTGCTATAGTCATATCACCTGCTTTTAACGTAGTTGTATCCACTAAATCATAATCATTTTTGTAGAT